CCTTTGAGCTTGAGTCGCAGCTTGCATACCCTGCGTTGTTTGTCCAAAATTATCATTGCTCATAAAGCCTGATGGATCAAGACCTCTTCTTGCTAAACTATCGGATGCAAACTGTGGGTCGTAGTTTGGTGAGTTAACTATATTAGTTCTGTTACCTTGAGATTCATTAAATGTGCTTGCCCCAACATTACTAGCGTCTGTAAAATCTTGTTGCGTAAGTCCGTAATCTTCAGGACTGCCTCCACCATCATCGAAAACATCGTTGTCGTTGCTTTCATTAGTTTCGTTAGTGTTGTCATTATAACTGTCTGAATAATCCATGTCACTGTCAGGATCAGAAAAATCTGTATTATCTACTTCACTGTAACCACTGAAACCACCAAAGTCATCATCTGCGTAACCACCGTTATAAAAATTCTGAACAGGTGTACCCATAATACCACCTTGATTCGCCATAGTTATAGGCTGATTCATCATAGGTGGTTGTAAACCAATATTCGGCTGTTGCATAGGTGGCTGCATCATCGGATTCATTTGTGGCTGATTCATGCCCATCATCCCCATAGGCTGATTGAATATATCAATGTTACCCATAGGATTTCCACCCATAGGGGGCATGGCATTAGCTGGAGGCATAGGAGGAGGTAATGTTGATGGTATGGATTTTAAAAAGTTGTTAAAACCACCCCTGCTTTCAGCAGTCGTTGTCAAATTTACCTGTTGAGGTTGAGGAGGTGCGGGTGGCGTACCCATATTTCCACCCATAGGGCCATTAACCATACTAAATCTCCAAAAAAAACTAGTCTTTCAAAATATACTATATGATTAATTCATTTTTGACAACATCAGTTGCATTTCTTTATCGCATTGCAATAAAACCTTCGATACATAAAGCCTATCTTCCATCTTCTCAGCCTCGGGAATCATGTGAGATATAGCATTACTTAACTTCCATATCCGCTGCTTGTCAAAACTACTCAATGGATTGTCATCATCATCAAAATCACGGACTTCAGAATGACTCTTATCAGCCTCACCACCATTCATTAAATATAAAACTGAATACTTTATCGGTATCGGTATCTGGTAAGTGTCAGTCTCATAACATCGATAACCCCTCTCACTTAATCCTAACCTCTGAGCCATAACAATCTGACTTAAACCCAAATCCTTGCGCCTCTTACGCAACTCATCTCCATTCCAATCGCAATAACTCTTATCATTCTTTTTCATTTGATACTTCCTCTAATATTCCATAACGTATTAAATCTTTAGCAAAGTCCACATCACTTCCAAACCTCACTGGCTTACCAGTCCAATTACACGCAATCGCTGCACAAGTTTTTACAAAGTCCTCTCTCCTACTGTCAGCACCTACAAAAGTTTTATACAGCTCGTCAATGACACCTTCTGGTCCAGGTGATTCAAAGTAAGACTTAGTTGGATATTCTAATTTATATCTAGGCATAAAATACTTATAGGGCATCAGTGCCTAAAGCGTCAATAAACTTTTTATAAAATTTTTTTGAGGTCTAGTTTCAAAATGATGGGGGGTGTATCTGGGGAACTTGGTGTAGAGGATCTCCAGACTTCTAAATAGTATTTTGGGGGGGTGTCAGGGGATAGCCCCCCCGAACAATTGACAAAAAAATAACCTATAAAATATTATAGGTTATGTTTAATTAGATTTAAGAATTAACCATTAACTAAAATGATTAATCCTTTCTAGTATGTAGTTTTTAAATTCACTTAATAAACCTATTAAGAAATGATCTCCTACACTTTCATCAATTGAATTGCTAGTTATTGCAACATCAATATGACTAGGTATCTTATAACCATTTAGATCGTGTTCATCATTAGATGTGCCATACCTATGATTATAAAACTGTTGTGTTAAACATTCAACAGAATGGTGTGTGAACTTTGATCTAATTGTAGATATTGTTCTTCTAACTGATCTTGCATTATCAATATTACAATGATCCATTATTTCTCTAGTTGTTGCACCATTATCTGTTTTACATAAAGACCACAACAAACCCAATTTAGTTCTTGGGTTAAATGGATTAGTTGGTAGTTCTTGCCTTTCAATTCTACTATTATTAGTTAACATTCTATTATTAATAGAATGATTAAACATATTAGATAACATCATTACAAAAGGTTTAATCTTATCTCTTTCTAATGTTGCACTATGTTGTCTAAATTCAATAGTTCCATATTTTGCATATGATTGAAGATTAACAGAAAAGAATTTACAAGTTCTATTAGTTCTGTGTGTGTTATGTCTATTAACGATAGAATTCATTAAAGCTTCTATTGATCCATCACAATTTGCTATTGCATCAATGCAATTGTCTAAACCTTGACAAAATGAGTTATTAGTTCGACTAGGTGGAAATATTTTATTTATTTCTAATTGGTGTTTAGCATACCTATAAACAACATCTTTAATAATTGCATTATCTAAAACATCTTCAAAAGCACTAGAAGATTGAGAAATATATGTTGGCCTTGAACTACCAATACCACACGTTTCAATTGATAACTTTGTAAAATCATCATTAGTGATATTTGATGATATAGGTTTAAGACCTATATGAACATGAACACCACAACATTTTTTAACACCACACCCATTATTATTAAGTAAGGTTAAAACCTTGTTTACATAGTACCAAGATAATTCACTATCAATTGAAAGTATTGGAAAGGCTATTTCAAAATCTACACCACTTGTACCATCTGTTTTAACATAGATAAAATTTAATTCTTCATCATTTCTAAATACTGTTTGTAATTCACTAATTGATTGAACATTACCTCTACTAGTAAAAACACCCTCAAATTCTAAACCCATTGTAAGGCTAGTTCTATTTGTATTTTGTAAGATATCCATAATTTCCTCATTTTGGCTAAAAGTTTAAATTGTCTTAACTAACCATATCACATTAGGCAATCAATACCTAATGATAATAACGAACAATTGCATTATTTTTGCTTTTTTTTATCTTTTTTTTTGGCCATTTTTGGAAATTGTTCGCAATTTTTTGGAGGATTATGCTGCAAGTTGGTGGCTGCAAGACCCGATCCCGAACAAGTCCGACCCCGAGTCCGAAGTCCGACACCGAAGTCCGACCCCGACCTGGAAGGCGCTGGTCAGAAAACCGAACAATTGTTCGCAATTTTGACCAGGACGCAGCAGTCACAGCAGAATCCCTGCGCTGTACGGGAAACTTCCCTGGCCGTACAGGTCCGAATACCGAACAATTGTTCCAGTTGTAAAGCCTGGACGCTGCGACGGGCGTTTTCCCTGGAAGGATCTGGGTAAAAAACCGAACAATTGTGACGATCCCGACCCCGGTAGATCCAGGCACCGAACAAAAAAAACCCCAGGAGCGTAATGCAACTGGGGTTTTTACCGAACAAATTAAAGGATCTAGCCCGAAGCCCTCCCCATCTTCAGGATCTCTTGTGTCCGATCAGCTTGGTTGTAAGCATCTCGCAAAGCCCAAGCAAGATGATCTTCCTCAAGACCAAAGTCCTTGTAGCCTTGTAATATGCTATCGTAATAGTGTTTGAATGGCAGAGCGACTCCTTTCCTTGCCATGACGTAGGTCATAGCTTTGTAACCATCAACGTATATCTTTCGTTTAGTATACAGATGAGGAAAGCCCTCGAATCTATCTAAGGCTTTCTCATCTTTCTTTTGTATCTCCCACAAACCTATCTGAACTTCATCTCCCTTTGAGGGTCTGATGTCAGCTACAGTATTAAACACTAACTTCCAATCCTTTAAGACAGTTCCGTATAAGGGAACTGCCGTTGGGGTTCTTGTTTCCATGTTCTTCTTGTTAAGGTTTGCACCATAAGATGCGTATAACATTGTGTTATCTCCTAACTAATACTTGGGTTGAACATTCACTACAAGAATCTGTATGTACTACATTATCCCAAGCAAAATAATAATCATCTGTAGTTATTTCATCTGTGTTAAAACTCTTTAAACAAACACCACAAGTAATGGTGTCCTCGTCATCTATGATGTTACTTATGTATACACTCATTGTGTTATCTCCTTTGGCTGATTAACTTAATACTAATATAAGCAGTCACTTCCTCTGTGTCAACAATTAATATGTCATATGATATATATTTATGGCCATAAACTTGTTCGGTTGCTGATGACCTGGAAGTTGCACTGGGTACAATGCGAACAATTGTGCGGTCTCCTTCCCAGGTCACAGCGGGAAAAGTAAAGCGAAGCCTTCTCCCTGGTTGCGTAACCGAACAATTGTGAAGTCCGAAAACCCGACCAGTGCGTTCCAGGCGAACAACTTTTGGCCATAGACAAAAAAAAGAGCGACCCGAAGGTCGCCCTTTCCAACTTCCTAGCCATAGGAATTAGTTTGTTTGATAAATATAGTATGTTTCGTTATCGTGTTCGTGGTCGTTCTCCTCTCCGTCATAGCTTGACAAGAAGTGACCTCTGCCATCTGTTCCAACTGCATCTTCTACAAATTTATCAAAATCTTTGATTAACTTTAATACTGCTTCATTTGCTGACTCGCATTTGTCTTGAAGCAACTTAAAAACTCCCTCATCAATATCACTATGGGAGGATAAAAAACTTGGATTAAATGCCCAAACAGAATATTTTATGTTTTCTGAGACTTTCTCGTCTGCTTCATCATCAGTTAAGACCAAATACTCTTGGTTGCCATAACAATATATATCATAAGACTCGTAATATATTTCTTTTTCTTCTTCTTTGGTTAGCTCCAAATGTTTTGCCAAGGCTTTGATTCTTGGATTATCAAGATTTTTTACGATTGGCTTTAGTGCTTTGATTACGTTGTTTTCTAATGTACCCATTATTTTTTCTCCAATTGGCTATAGTATTGATTTAGACTTTTTACACCTTGCTTTGCTTGCTCAAGTGTTATCTTCTCACTTTGCATCTGACCAACAAGGTCTTCTAAGCATTCTAGTAATTGATCGTATTCATTTACTTGTTCCAATTTGATCTCCTTTGGCTGTTTTGTTTGTCTTACTATTATATATAGGCTTTCAGTTCCTACATGTCAACAACTAAAAACATTTTTTTTATTTTATTTGTTCGGCCATCTACCTGGAACGCAACTGGGTAGAATAGCGAACAATTGTGACGTTTTAACCAGGACGGCCTCCCTGGTCACGGCTGGGCGTAAAGCGAACAATTGTGAGTTTGGCCTTTACCCGGGTAGATCCAGGAAGCCCGAACCCGAACAATTGTGACCAGCCTCTCCCTGGTTGGCCAGATCCCGAAGTCCGACAATCCCGAACAATTGTGCGGTCTGGTGCTGCTGCGAATCCCGAAGTCCGAACAATTTGGCCAGACCCGGGCTACGCAAATGCCCGAAACACCGAACAATTCATAGCCCGACCAGCCCGAAAGCCCGACACTCCCGAAGTCCGAAGGTCAACGCCTGACCCGACCCCCTAAGTAATTACGCTACTTCTTGGGTTTCACGCTAGTTTGCTCTATCACGTCTGCCTCCTTATGGGTCTTTGTGGCTACTTTCATGCGTTTCTGGGCTATGTCTTGGAATTCTTGTAGTTTTAACAGTATTTCTTCCCTTGTCATGCTGTCGGTTCTCTCATGTAGCACATGGGCTTTATTAACAAGCAGACCTGTAGCCTTTAATCGCAGTTCTTCGGCTCTAATGGCTTCACCGAATTTTCCAGACTCCCATGCTTCGTTACGAATTTTAAGTAAGTCACGCACCGACTTATCAATTGTGACACCGAACCTTGTTTGGGCTTCGTCACGCATTTCTTGATATCGTTCTTGGACAACTGGGTTACGGAGCAACCTCACGGCATCGACACCTGGATTTGCATATCCTGCTGCACGAGCCGAAGAGGTCTGTGTCATATCCTTGTGCATAAAGTTATTAAGAAAATCTTGCTGCTTATCGGTCAATCGTTTCCAACCTGCTAATCGTTGTTCTTTAGTTAAGTCTTCTGCTACTCTTGGCATCTTATTTTATCTCCATTTAATTACTAGTTTACTAGGGGTAAGAGGGGTGGGTTACTTACCACCCTCTTATACCCCCTTTAGGGGGGAAGTTCGGTAAGTTGGTAAGTTTGAACAAAATCAATGACTTACAAGCCATAAAACACTTACCGACCCCTAAAGTAACCTCGGTAAGTAGATATACGCAAACCGAGGCTACATAAGGGTTTGCCAACTTACCGACCAATCTACTTCCCGTGGTAAGTTGGTAAGTGGTAAGTAGATCACTCATAAAGCACCACAATTTTAGGGTCATTTGTTCGCTTATAAAAAGTTCCCCAGTCGGTACAAACGTACCCTAAATGGAACATCATTTCTCTGTGTTGCAAGAAGCATTCGGCACATGAATACATATCATATTTGCAATCAAGCATATGATTAATTGGTGCATGAAGTTGTTGTGCGATTCCTTTTTCAACGGCACAACCGAGGCAAATTGTTCGGTGATTCATTTGCAGATCCATACCAGGGACAATTTTTTCTTGGCATGATCCACACTTTTTTTGTTTTTTATAGGCCATATTACACCTCTTGACTTACGCTAATGGTTTCCATTTCTTGTACTATAGTCGTGTAGTCACGCCTTTTAGCTATGATTTGCCACTTCTTAACGGCTTCATCATAGTTGTCGGCTTCTATATCAACCATATAATACTTTGTTTCCTTACAATGGATAACAAACTTTTCTTTTGGCAGTTTTCTCATATTACACTCCATTAAAGCATGATGCTTTAACCATGTGATCTATTGGCTCGTCACCATAATAGTCAAATATAGCCCCAATTACTAATTGTTCGCTTTTGTTAATGTCATCTTTACATTGACGCATAGTTACATATTCGACTTGGCTCTTATGAAACATACACTTTTGTTCGCCTCCATCATGTCTATTACCTACTGACCATACGATACATATAGCAACTAACATCTCTACCATTATTTTTCCTCCTTTTTTGTTTTCCAAAAATAATTATTAGTGTCTCCTAATCTAGTGTCGTTGCCATTTTCGACCTGATACTCGATTGTACTAACCAAGAAATCAGGCTTCAAAGGCTCTTGTGGTGTAAGGCTATTATCAAACACTCTCATTCTATTGTTTGGATATAGACAAAACTGTCCATTTCTTAGCTGCAAAAGGTTAAAAGATTTGTGTTCTTCAGGGTTTTCGCTTGTGCTATAATCAACAATATCAGGGCTATTATGGTAATTATCCAATGTGCATATATATGTAGCTTTAATAATTCCAAAATCTCTTGTTAAGACTTCAAAATCCATAGTTGATATAAACTCTTTATGTATAGCCACAACATTATAATCCATGCAGTTCCAAAATTGTAAGTTTGGCAAATCCAAATCAACTTTTGGTGTTTCAGGTTCGGCTAAGAATGCAGATATTGGTAATTTATCAAACAAAGCACCATATTCAGGTAAGTAGGTTTCAAAGTAAAAGGCTCGACCAGCTATAGATTTTGCAGTAACCCATATACCTTTAACAAATTTGCCATGCCCATCTTGGTGGTCTCTTAAATACTCTTTACGAACCCAAATTTGTCTTGCTGGAAGATTACAAATTAACTCTGACATTAATTTTTACCCTTTCTATAGCTATATCTTTTTTCTTTAGATTCAACTCTATCTTTATAGCGATAGTGATTTGATCCATCAGTCATTATATCAGCTAATTCTGACACTCCATAAGACACCTCTGTTGCTTGCCTTGATACTTTGCCAAAATCAACTTCGTTTAAGGCTCTTGGATCATCTTCAAACCACATTTCATCTTCGGCTGGTTCTATTTTCTTTTCTGATAATTCAGTAAAAATACCTCTGACTTCTCCATTTTTACCAACTCCATAACCTCTGCAATCGGCACACATTTTAGCAGTATTCCTACGATTTGATACTTCCCCAAGTTTCTCTTTGCATAGCTTGCAATAATTGTATTTAAATTCTTGCCTATCTTTTGCAATTTGTTCTTGAGTTCTTCTAACAGTTGGCTTTAGCCTAGTTCCTCTAAACATCATAACTCTCCTCTTTGTGACATTCATCACATTCAGCTAAACCTTCAGGTGGTTCATCTAAATGAAACATTTCTGCACAAATCGTGCATTCATACTCTCCCATAATAACCTCCCTTTTTAAAAAATTGTTTATATAATTTCTTTATTTTATAAATAAACCCACTCTTTTTAACTGGGGTGTTTTGCAATATATGTAACACAATAAATTTATTCATATTAATATCCTCTTTTAATTACCTTTAAAGATTTACTTATTAATGAAGCTATTTCCACATCCCCTTTTTTAACTAAGGCACTAACATATTCGTTAACAAGACCCTCGACTTCAAGCATAGCTTCAGGCCAAGTTGGCATATCATCTTTTTTATCCATGTTCATTTTCACTCTCCCAATCTTTACCATCTAATTCAGAATACATAGTTAAACCAAAATCATAACCTTGTTTATAGTAGGCAGACGATCTTTTTTTTTCATCCATGCCATTTCCATTCAACAAAGCATCAGCAACACCATCTTTGAAGAAGTTTAAATAACCTCTTCTCTTTATGTCTATTGGGCTATTCATCAGCATCTCCTATAAATAAAAATCCACCACCATTCCCTTCAGGATCGCAACTAACCTCAATGGCTATATCTTTATAGCCTTTTTTCGTTAGCACAAACTTTGGGAAACCATTGTAGCCATCATCATTAACCATGCCTACATATTGCTTGATTTTAAAGCCCTCAAGCTGCTTATAATGGTCGTCAAAACCTTTATTACCTGACATCAGCACTACCCCCCTTGCTTTTGATTAATTTATTAAAATAATAAACTCCATCTTCTTCATTAAGTTCGTAAGAGATAAGGTCTTGAAGATTGAAATCAGAAAACGCAGGTACGTTATTAATCTCGCCAACACCTTCTTTAGCATCTCCACTAATAACTTCGACCCACATTCTTTCACTACCAATACCCCTTGCTTTCGACTGAGCATTAACTGGAAATCTTACTTTAAGCATGTTATCGCTTTGGAATAATTCATCAGTAGGTAGCGATTTATTACCTTTAATGAATGTCATATTAGTTTTATTCATTATCTATCCCCCAAATTAAATTCGTTTTTAATCTTCCAAAAAGCATCTTCTAACTTTCCTATGTCTGACATATACAGATCGTTACAATCTCTAATCATCATTAGACAGTTTGATATAGTCTCGTGAGTTTCTTTAATAGCTTTCATTTGATCCACAGTTAGAGATTTCATAGCAGCTTCTCTTATAGCGTCTGCTTCATCTCTCTCTATTTCCCATTTAGGTCGAGTGTCGATTACTTTATCTATATCTATTTTAGGCATATAACTTCTCCTTTCCAACAACGGCAGGATCAATATTATTTAAAAGATTAAAGATTGTTTTACTTCTATCTGTGATTTTAACCTCAAAGATTTCATAAAAACCTCCAGGGTTATCACAAGTTAAAGCCTCGGCTTTTGCTTCATTTGGTGTCCACTTGTATGAACCTTGAAAGTAATCTGACTTATAGTAATATAACTTCATGTTCGTCTCCTTTTTGCTAGAACAAGATAGTTATATCGGTATTCAATACCATGTGTCAAGCACTAAAATTCATCTAATACACTTTTTGTTTCTAGGTGGGTGTGTGACTTACGAACTTTGCCGTATTCAAGTTCTTCTAATGCCCTTGGGTCATCTTCAAAGAATTGTTCGTTTGGGTCTGGTTCAATTTTTTGAGCCAATATCTTTTTTGTGAATTTTCTTAACTTATTATAATTATTGTTTTTGTTGGTCATAGTTCATATTCCAAACAGCATCATCTGTCTTACATGGCCAACAATACCAAGAAAAGCCTTCATCGGTTGAATAAGACGCACCTGGTTTTTCACATACCGAACAAATGTTCGGCTTTGGATTTACTTGTGCTGCTGTTACCCATGTTCTTCTTCGGCTTTGTTCGCTCATTTTTCTGCCTCCTTTATTGCCCAAAATAATCTTGCTGCAACTTGGGGAACAATACTATTCCCCAAGGATTTTATTCGGTGTGTCCGATCTCGTATCCCATGAGCCACTCGACCCACTCGGGGTTCAGGCTTCCACCAGATTGGTCCTTCTCCGATTTGAAGTCGCTCTCGCTCATCCTCTTGACTATTACCCCCAATTGAGTGTCTTGCCTCTTGTTCCTGTATATGTTCAGATTCTGACCCGAGTCCTTGTAATCCCGAGCCGTTGGTGTAGGGTACATCTCCCTTTTCTTCAGTTCGGCCATCGCAACTGCTGTCTGAAGTGTCGCCCCGAACTTTGTTCCGTTTGCTCGAATCGATGTCTTCCCGTCCTCGCTCACCGATCCCGATATCTTTCCCGTGTGTGCGCCTCTCGGTGTCGCTGTTGGTGTCGGCCACATCATCTGTTTTTCCATTATCGCAACTTTTTGACCCAATGTTGCTAATTCTGGATTCTTTATTCTCGATGGTGGTACGCTCTGTCCGTCCTTGTAATCCCTCGCTCTTGGCGTTGGCCACATCATCTGCTTCTCTTGTTTCTCCTTGAAGTCTACTGCATCCGACAGCTTCGCTCCGAACTTCGTTCCCGTTCCCTTTCTCGTTACTGTGTAACCCGATTTGTTCTCCTCCACATAATTCCCCATTCCTGGGAAGTAGTCCGTTGCTTTCGGAGTCGGCCACATTTTCATTGTCTCCTCGTCCACTTGCTCCCTCAAATTGGAAGGTTTGCTGCGACCCTTCCGATGTCCGTTCTGCATTCGGAGTGTAGCTTCCTCTGACCTTTGGGGTAAATGATCCATCGTGTTCGGAGTGGCCCACAATCCAACATCGTTCTCGTCTGTGTTTGGCATCTGTGGCACAAGCTGGAATAATAAATGGCACGGCTCTATATCCGATGCTTTCCAAGTCAAAGAGACTTCGTTTGAGGCCCATGGGCATGTTAACAAAGCCTCGCACATTTTCCCCAATGATCCATTTAGGTTGTACGTCTTTAATAACCCTAACCATTTCGTGCCAGAGGTCACGGTCTTGTTCGTCAAGGTGTCCTTCTTGTTTTCCAGCAACTGACCAAGGTTGGCAGGGGAATCCTCCAACAACGATGTCTGCGTCTCTAAATTCTTTTCCATTAAAACTCCTTATATCATTAAATATTGGAACATCATGCCAATGTTTTCGCAAGACTTTTTGGCAATAAGGTTCTCTTTCTACAAAGGCGATTGTTTCAAATCCACCCACTAACTTCTCAGCAGCGTAACTAAAGCCACCAATACCACTAAATAAATCAACTATTTTCATTTATAAGTTCTCCGTTGCTGTTCTTGCATCATATTCGCCTCTACTCATGTCTCCATCAACTGAACCAAGCCATTTACGACCACCTGCTCTACTGAAAGAATACTTTGCGATCCTAACTTCATTCAATAACTCTCTTACCAATCCATCAATTGTTCGCTGCGTAGCGTTTTCTAAAACTTTAGGAGCGTCTGGATCTGCACTCATACGTTGTAAGATTGCATCAGCTCCTGATTGTTGTGTTAAGGCCTTACCTTCTCTTTCACATAATGTAATCCAAGCGAACATCGCATCTTTTTTAATCTCTCTGTTACTACCCGAATGTAATCGTGCAATATCTTCAGACCGATCCTCTAATAATCCAGTCATTGTATCACGAATAAAATGTCTAATATCTCGTCTTGCAGGTCCATTAGACTTAACAACTGCACCATCAAAACATCTGTTTCTTTGATACTCGATACCTAAATCTTGGCAACGCCTACGACCTGTGGACTCGTCAACTTGCCATATTGTAAAGGCACAACGAACACCATCAACTAAAGCAGATGTACCTCGAATCATATTCCTTGCTTGCTCTGGAGATGACACAACAGTATCATCTTTAATTTTTGTCATATGATGACACATGATTACAGCAGCACCTGTTTCTGTAGCTATCTGAGCCAATAAACCTGTTAAAGCTGCACCTGCTGCTGGATCAGAGTTAACATCGGCATGAACAAAAGATGCCAACGGATCAAATACGATTAGCTTCAGATTATTCATTTGCAACATTTGAGCGTATATTTTATCAAACTCATTGCTTGTCTTATAGCCATCATGGGTGTCTTGAAGTATAGGGAAAACACCACCTAGATTTGGCAAAGACACAATACGAAGTTCGTGTTCGTAATTAAACCTAGAATTGTTCGCATCTAAGCGTTCAATTCTTCTGTGCATTTCACCTTCATCATCTTCTGCTGTAAATATAATAGCGTTACCAAACTCAGTAATATGACCACCAAAAGCACTAGACATAGGTTCTCCAGAGGCAACTTTCATAGCCAAATCCAAAGTCATCATACCTTTTCCAGCATCGCCAGACGCAGAAAATATTATAGGAACAGCAAGAGGCAACGTCTCGCCAATCAAAAACTTTTGTTCGGGTGCTTGACCCTCAAAACGATTAATTAATAAACTGCTATCTAATAGGTTAATGTTTCTTTTAACATTCTTAACTGTCGCACTTAGGAACTGACCTATATCAAAACTCTCTGCTATGGCATCAGCTGCATCCCATCTTTCAGGCTTACCTAAAGGTGGAGTTAACATTGTAACTGACTTTGCACCTGCGTTCATAGCTAAGTCTTGCACAAGTTCGGCAACCTTTTTTCCAGCATTATCATTATCTGGCCATATAACTAATTCTTTTCCATGCAACGGAGAGAAGTCAAATTGACTAGATGATTTACGAGATAACATGCCCGCTCCACCCATAGTGCATGTGGCTGTAAAACCTAATTCATTAAGAGCATCAGCACACTTCTCGCCTTCAACCCAGATTATTTTATCAGAGGCAGAAATGTTCGGTATATTGTAAAGAGGTCTAACGTCAGGCATTTTAGGATACGGATTAGTTCCAGTAAACTGACGAAACTCTTTCTTAGGCTTGCCATGATCGTCCATTGTAGGATTCCCTGCACCATCACGCAT